TTATCATTTGTATTAAAGATTTCTTTACTTTCTTTTGTAAAAATAATTAAAACAAAATCACCTAAAGATGGTGGAGTAGTGATATATCTATCTTTACTTCCTTGATAAAAGATAGGAACATTTTTTATAATAATTTTAGTATCTTTTTCTCTTAGCAATGGCAATTCAACATCTACAAAACCATTATTAATTTTCTTTATAATTCCAAAAGAGTTAGTATTTAACTTATTTCCAAAATTATCTATAAATGATTTAACATATGTTAAATTAGCATAATTGGAATTTGGGTCTATTATCTTTATTTTAACTTTGCCCATAATAAAAACTCCCTTTTAAATAAGTTTTTCCTAAATTCTTTTTATCTGGATTATTATGAACTGTATGCTTTATTTCTGTTATAAATATATTTGTATTTTTTAATATCTCGGGTATTCTATTAAAATAGGAACGATTTTTGATACCCAATTCATTAGTTGTTATAATAAATCCATTAAATAAATCTACAGCTGGGTTTAATTTAACAGAGACTGAAGCTCCTAGTATATTATATTCTGCATTATCTATTATATCAAACTCATCATATTTAAAAACTGGAGACTTAGGATTTATACCTCCTCCAATTATAAATAGTTTATTGCTAATGGATATAAAAACAGATGGGGATGGGTTACATCCTGCAAAAATTTCTTTTAGAAATTCTATAACAGTCCTATTTCCCATGTGAAAAGATTGTGCTATTTTATTATTTTTCTTAAAAGAGCAAGTTTTAAATGGTTCTATAATTTGAGTGGGATATCCACTTTGCTTTATAACTTCTTTTAACATATTCTCATATGTAATAGAGCCTTCCTCAAAATCTAAACCAGGTCTAATTAAAAGCTCTTCGCCGATTATAGAGGTAATAGTTGTTTGATAAGTAGCTGCTGGAGTATAGAAAGAATTAGTATTAATAATATTTCCTCTATACAGTATGGAATTAGTCTCTAAATTAGTGATTATAATATATAAGGTACTTAATTTATTGCTTTTGTACATATTATCAATATGGTTTTGATATATTAAATTAAATTTATTATACACATTTTGCAATTTGTTTCTTATAATAGCATCTAAATTATAAATTGTAACGAAAGCCTTTCCTACGAATTCCCCAAGTCCTTTTATAATTTCTAATTCATAAGTAATAGGATTTATGGAAGTATCTAACAATGTGACTGCATCCGGCCCTTTGCTTACAATCTTTAGTCCATAATCTGCTCTTAATTCAATCATACAATCAATTCTCCCTCAAACAAGCTGTCAAGCCTAAAATTGAGTATATTAGAGCCTGTAGCTATATCATCATTTGGGTCTGTGCTTCTAAAAACAAAGTCACCAAAATCATAGTTTGCTACTACACCTCTGTCTCCTATTTGCAATTCACCATCTAGTAAAAAAGTTTTGAAGTAAAAATTATCAGCATAACGATTATAATAAATTCTTATGCTAACAATTTCTAAATCTATTTTTTGTTGAATTTCATTACTTAAATTAATACTAATCATAACTCACTCGGGATATTTAGATTATCATCTATATTATCAACACTATTTTCCCTAATAGACTCGCTGGTGAATATTTCTTTAAAACTTATTTCAAAAAATAATGCATTTACACCACTCTCTTTAATTCTAATATCCTCAATACTTAAATTTTTATAGGTGTCAGCTCTTGTAACTAATCTAGCCACTATTCCTTTGGATCTCCATATTTTAATAAGTCTTGTATATTGGTCTGTGGACTTTGATGTTCCAATTCCAAAGTCACCAAATAGATTTGCTAATTCATATTGAGTTAAATTAGCTATATCTATATTGCCACTTATTAAATCTATTACATCTGATAGGCTAACTGTATCTGTAACTACACTTCTTAACATAACTTTTCTTGGTCTATTTATTATAAAATCATTTACCTCGTTACCAGAAGCAACTATCATGCCTGTTATATTATTTGATAAATTATGAGTTACCTCTTGAAAAGCACTCATTAATATATAAGCTGGTGCAATATTGACATCTTTGTCTTTTGATACTCTATTTTTAATATTAAAATCAATTCTTTTATTAGGTGTTGGATATGCTATTATCATTAATATCCCCCGCTCCCATTTAGCATTCCATCTAATATCTGTCTATGATTTTTAATAGTATTTACTATTTCATCTGTCCCGACATTTCCATTTATTGTAATACTATTATCTATATTATTAGTAGTTGGAACTGGAGCTGGTATAGTTCCAGCTATATCTTTATTCATAAAATTATTTGTATATGCACCAAGTCTTGGTTTTGGTTTTGCAATGTTATAATTTTCAACATCAATCCATCCTGCTATCTCTTTATACCCTAAAGCAGACTTCTTTAAAATCCATCCTATTAATTTAAATATACCTAGTTTATCCATTAAATTTGAAATAATATTTACTATACTTTCTACAATAATAGCTATATTACTAAGGACTGGGGATAACCTTTCAAATGCTTTAGTAAGAGGTTCTACTTGTTGTAATAAAAAGCCCTCCACAGTGGCTTTTAATATGGCAAATTTTTCTATAAAAATTGACATAGAATTTGCATTTGTATTTATAAGAATAGCCATTTTACCAAATAATGCATTAATTCTTTTCATAGGAATAGTAGCTAAAATAATATTAAGCCCCAATTCTCTGAATAATATTTTTCTCTGACCAATATCTGATACTTTTGCTATGCTTTCTAATATAACCTTTAATAACTCTCCAGCATTTTTTGTATTCCTAAATGTATTTAATGGAACTTTTGAATATAGAATTAAATCATTAAAGAATCGCTCATAAACTCCAAGTCCTCTTGCGGCTTTTAATCTAACAAGAGCATCATCTAGCTTATCTAATACACCCGTCGTTTGGTCAGCACTAACTCCTAAACCTTCCATTGTTAACTGCCAAGCTTTAATGTCTTTAAAAGGTAGTTGTAGTCCTTTTGCTAATGCCATTGTAGGAACTTGTTTTTTAATAAAAATCATCATAGCAGTAATTCCAGCAATTAAAGCTACTGGGATTAATTTTGATAATTTAGTAAATTCATTTTTAACACCAGATAGCAAGTTTTCCCCATCTATATCTTTTTTAACAGGGATAGTTATTCTTTTTTTTCCAGACTCATTGATTTGTTTATTTGTATTAATAGTTGTTTCTTGGGTGCTATTGACATTTTTGCCTAAATTTTCAAAAGCAACATTTAAATCTGATAATGATTTTTTTATATTTTCAAAGGTTACAGATATACTAAATGCCATTTTTAACACCTTGCATTATATAATATTGGGATATTCTAGATGAGTCGTTTCTATAATCAATCAGAGCTTCTAGATTTAAAAATTCATTAATGCTCATATTTTTAATATCATTTAGTGATATTTTATTTAAAACCATTAAATTCATTCTTAGCTCCAAGTCAGGTATTCTTCCTATACCCTCTCTAAATTTTGCTACAGCTATCTCTTGGTCGTTATTTTCAAATTCTCCGAACTTTTCTTCTCTGTAGATAGTAGTATATTTTTTTTTACTCTCCCATCTGTTAAGACTAATTCAATTCCATATATAACAAGATATATTATATTTACATAATCTTTTTTTGATATAACTTCAAGTCTCTCGTTAGTAATACCTTTGTTATCATAAAGAAAGTTATCTCGTAAAAAAGATAATAATTCCTCTACTTCTATAAAATCAAATGCTTTAATTGCATCATCTTTTATCAAATTGACATAAGCTATACATTTCCTCTGTCTATTTAAATTAAAAATAAAAGTCTCAAGGTTAATTAAACTTAAATTTTTTGCAAAATCTGGTAATTCTATATTTAACATTTAAATAACTCCATATGTTTCATTTCCATAATTAGCCCTAACTTCTACAATAACTGGTACAGAAGGGTCTTTATTAAGTGGATTTCTATCTTGTATATTTTCAACATTACAAGAGTCCGATTCAAATAAATATCCTCTTGTTTTACTTTTTACAAGTACCACAAAAGTAATATTTAAAAATCTTAAATTAGTAACATATGCAATAAATGGACTCTCGTATTCAAAAGGTAATGTTATTAAATATGGAATAGATTTTAAATTTTTTTGTACCGTAACACTAGTATCCTCTCCTATTACAGTTTCCGAATATTTATCATCTTGGGTAATAACAACTGGTTTTAAAAATCCACTTATTGCTGTTGAATTTATGATTATTTGGGCTTCATTGACAATCATCTATCTATCCTTTTTAGTAAATTAGCAAATACATTTCCATTATCATTAACTAAAGGTTTATCTGCTGGTGATACAAAATAATTCATATCTATAAATTCTGCCACAATTGGGTCTAAGTAATTTATATTTATTGTCCATTTTCTATTTGGAACACTTTTTATATATTCAATTGTATATTGTGGTACACTGGATATTGTTTCTATTATTCTCTGATTTGCAAAATAATTCAATTCAACTCTAAGGACTTGGTCTATAATAGCCTCTCCTTGATCGTCTAGTGTTATTTTTGCTTCTGTATTATATAACTCCATTATGACTCTGGTAGTCCTGTCTTCTACATAGATAAAGCCAGTGACTGTTATGATATCAAGACTAGATGCTGTTGTTTCTCTTTTAAAGATATTAAAATCTCTATCTATATCATAAATATTTGCATTTTTGCTTAATATGTTAGAATTTAATGTTGTGCCAAGTTTAGATGTTGTTATACCTTTTAAACTTTTACCATATAAGCTTAAAGTACCTGGATTTTGTGATGCATATCTACTTAACAAAGCAAGAGATATGTATTCTGAATCGTTATTATTATTATTATAAATCAAAGATGAGTAGTTATACTCTTTCAATTTCATTAAATATGCTAAATCATCTATACTTGTTTCATCATGGATAGCAGGGTCACTTGATGCTACAAGCACAAACCTTTTATCAATTTCTATCGCATCATTAAATGTTAATAAATCTATAACTTCTTGGTCATTATATCCATAATCTACAGTTGAATATAAGAAATAAGGTATATTTTTATTGTCAAGTATATCTTTATAAAAATCAGCCAATGTGCTACCTTCTTGGTCTGTTCCATCTATTGAAGTTCCTCCTACTAGATATGTAGAAATATCAGTACCACTTGCGGCTGTTGTTATATTTAAAATAGATGAAGTTGCTCCTGTATTATCTGAAGTAATTGTAATTATATCTGTATCTGCGGTTACTGTTGCTCCTGTAATTACATCATCTATAACAGCTGCTACACCATCAATATCTGTGACAGGTGCTGTAAAATCAAGTCCTAATATATCAAGAGCAGTCCCATCTATTGTTACATTAAATGAACCATCACTTATAGGAGTATAGTTGCTAAGAGTCTGGGTTAAACTTGTATACTTTCCAGCAGTTGCTGGTACTAATGGAATATAGCTTGTTATTATTAAAAAATTACCTCCAGCTTCCTGATTAAAAAAAGCTACTCCAGCATCATATCCAGATGTTCCTACCTCAAAATCTTCTGCTATCTCATCTAATGAGGCATAAACTTTATAGATAGTTGGAGGGTCAAATGCATTAGTAATTACAATCATAGCAGTATCATATGTTCTGATTGAAGTTTCTCTAGTAAAAATTTCATTTGTTTTAATTATATTTCTATCAATTACAGCCATTTTAATTCTCCTCGTGGGTTATATTAATATCATATTCTTTGCTAATTAGCACTTTTTCTATATTGATACTTTCATATTTGAAAACAATATTAAAAACATAAGCCACTCTTTTATAGATATAATCTGCTTGATATGAACTCATATTCTGAATTGTCAATCTATCAAATATTGTTATATTTTGTTCACCTAAAAAATCTTTTACACTCTCAAAGAGCAAGGAGGCATAATATTTTTCTATTAAATCTTGTGCATTATTATTCTCGCTTCCTCTAGCTCCTATTTCAATAGTTGCCCAATGTAATTCATTATGTATATATTCTACATAATCATCATCAAAAACTTTTTTAATCTTGGATGGATAAGGTGTTGCTCTATCTGCAATTGTTCTAATTGTAAAATACTCTTCATTTCCTAATGGAACAGTTGGACTTGCATTAATGCTAAATGTCTTTAATGTAGGCATATCTGTCGCCAACCTTATACTGTCACCTATTGCTTTAAAGTTAATCATAAGAGGTTATAACCTCTTGTGCCTTGTATCTAACATAGGCACCTGTATCTAATTTATTAGATTTTCTATATACAACCCAATTTTTAAGAAGATATACAACTATATCTCCTATTTTTAATATATCCTTTTTTGCAAATATTACAATAGGGTTTATCGTATATTCTCCATCACTTGTTTTTATTATATCGTGAACCTCTGATTGATGGATATAAGCTTTATGCATAAAAGAGCTTTCTATTTCTCGCTCTTGCTCTTGTCTATCATTTATAATAGTTGTAGTGACTTTAAACTCATAATCTTTCATATATCGTGAAAAGGCTTGTGATACATTAACCTGCATTTTCAACCTTAAATGTAATTGCATCATGCATTTTTAATGTATCAAACAAAGGTTTATCGGGATATTGTGAGCCTTTTTTAGTTTTTAATAATATAGTGAATGGTTTTAGAGGTATAAACTCTCCAAATTGTCCATCCATACTTCGTTTAATATCATTTACTATTAAATTTCCTATATAATTAGTAAATGCTGTTGTTGAGAATGTACCAGCACTTACTTTAACATACTCCTCTAATGATTTCTCCCATTTTTCTTTATTTGCATTAAAAGCAAATTGCATAAATGGTCTAGGAGGTACTAACTTTCCATTTTCATTTATATAGCCAAATTCCATTCTTATAGCAACTGTAGTAGTATCAATTTGTTTTTTATCATTCTCATATATTTTTTCTTCACCATCTATGAAACCGACTTCCATTTTCATTTTTGATAATCTATCAAGCTCTAATAAAAAATTATCAATGTCAATCATGCCAATTTTAACCTTCCACTTCTATTTCTGATAAGATTAAATCTTCTACCGTAATCTGATGAATTCCAGATCAAAGACAAATTTGTCATTTCTGATACAGGAAAACTTACAGCAACACCATCTACACTTCCACTAGTCATAACACCCGATGTTCCCTCTCCTGTAGTATTTGATAGATAAAGTAAATGAGCGATTGCATATAAAATAGCTTCTTTATTTTTTATATCATATTTATAATTATAATAATATTTATAATTAGCTATTGTATCATCTAGTCTATCTAGTTGCTCCCCAGTAAACTCTGGAAATTTTGCAAGAAAATCATCTCTTATATCCATTATTTAAATTTCTTTGTCCCAGTTATTTTATGAGTGGCTTGCAACATAACATCTTTACTATTTTTGTCACTCTCGGATGGTGTATCTATAAAAGTATTTGTTAAATCAATATCTTTATTTTTTGCATCTTTTAAAGTTTGTTTTCTTGTTCTTTTAATTCTATCAAGAGCATTGTGACCTTTCTTTTTTGTATTCCTTACTGCTATGTCCACTATTTCCAAATAGCCCAAATCAAACAATCTAACAACACTTTTTGCCTTCATAATTTTTTTAAAAAGATCTTCTTGTGTGGGGTTTAATTTTCTAGGAAAATTTGGTTTTAAAACTAAATTTGGAAGAATTGTAAAAGTTATAGGTTCAATACCTAAATTTTTTAATATCATTTTATTTCCTTTCTAAAAATCGCTGATGTAACCGATAGGAACGGTATTACTTACCCAAGCACCTGCAGTTGTGAATTTAGTATCGTACTCCTGCACAAATTTTTGAATAAAAATTGGGCTAAACTCAAGAGGATCTGATAAAAAGAATTCTACAAATGATGGATTATTATTAAACATTACAGCTCTAGGTCCGCCTGTCTGTGATGCAGTATTTAAAAATGCACTAGGAGCTACAAGTATCTTCAAGTTTAACTCTAAAGCACTTCTAACAGTGAATGGAGTTAAAGATACATTAGCTGGATCTCCTAATTCTGAGTATGTTTTATCTACATAAGGAAACCATTCTGATGGAATTAAAAGTAAGGTAGGTTTCATATCCTCTCTAGCTCTCAATTTTCCAACTATAGTTGCCCATAATGCTAATATATCATTATATATTTTTCTTCCATCTTCCGTTTTCCAATCAATTACACTTGTTAAATTAATATTAACAAATGGGTTATTGGCTATACCAGCTTGTCCCTCATCAATGCCTAGTGTATTGATAAGCTCTTGAGTCTGAGATGCTGACCTATAATGTCCCCTTGTTAAATAATCAGCATAATTTACATTATTACGAGCCGCTAATCTAAAATCTGCAGAAGTTATTCTAGATGTAGCTAAAAAGCTAGTATTATAAAGAGTATTGCTACCCGCGACTGGTTTAATATTAGCAATAGGGTCTCTACCTCTTAAACTTAAATCTACTTGACTATGTTGACCTTCCCAGTTAACATTTTTCTTAATCATCTCTGGTAGGCCACTGCCAAAATTGTTCACGGATAAAAGTTGTAAAAGGACAGTTCCATAAGGCAATATCTCTTGGTACTCTGGAATTATTGCCTGTTGCTCTCTTTTCAAAAAGAAATATAGCTGACCAGTAGCTTCTGAGTCTTTTCCTCTCATTAATGTATCTTTAGCTTGTTGAAAATGGTGTTTAGCTACTACTTCTATACTATCTTTAAATTCATCTTGGCTTTTAGCCATTATGTTATTTTGTCTTTTGGAAGCTTCTAAAAGGACAGAATGCCAAGCTTCTGAATTTGTAAATGTGTTATCTTTTGAAACTTTTTCGGTATAATAATTCATTTATCTCCTCCTATACAGATTGTGGACTAATTTTAATTAATACAGTCCCAAATGGGTATAACTCTGTATCATTATATATATTCTTGTTTTGTCCTGTAAATTTCCAGTCTGTGAGTAAATTGTCTCCCTCACCCGCTTTTGATACTCCTCCTATTAAGAATTCTGATATATCAGTACCAGTTCCTTCTGTTGTAATATTAGTTACTGCTGAGTCTTCCCCTGTTGTTGAAGAAGTGATTTTTATTTTTCCAGATGAAGCTGAAGCTGTTGCTCCTGTTAAAGCAGTATCAATAACAGCTGCAATTGCGGCTATGGTAGTGACAGGTGCTGTAAAATCAAGTCCTGTTACATTTTGTCCTACTCCGTCAATATCAACTCTAAAAGTTCCATTACTTATTGCTGGAAAATCACCTATGGTTATAGTTGGAGTAGTATAATGTCCTGCACTTCCTCCCGCATCGGGTGATATAAACCCTCCAAGTGTTATGGAACTACCAGCTGCAGGGTGTGAGCTTACATATACAGGGTGTCCTATGTATTGTTGTATATCAAAATCCTCAAATTTTGGGCATACACATATTCCTCCAGTGGCAATTGGTACCATTCCTCTATCAATATAAGCTTCTCTATTTATTGATGTTCCTTGAATAGTATTAATTACCATTCCTACTAAATCGTTTGCTAAAGTAGTTTCATCTACTGGTATTACATACCTTTTATCACTATTTGGATTGGCAACTGTTCTATCTATTGCGGCTATTAATCCTACCTCTAAAGCAGTACCATCTTCTCTTAAAAATCCTTGAGCTTCAAAAGGAAAACCTTGTCCTACACTTCCAACTGTATTCTTGTAAACGGTAGGAACAAATGATTGACTTGGTGGTGTTGTTCTATGTGCCATTTGCTATCTCCTTTCTTTTTTGAACTATCGCAGCTAATCCACCTATATTTTTATTTGAATCGTTTTTATCTTCATTTGCAAAATATTTATCATATCCAGCTTGAATTTCTGCTATTTGATTATCTGGCTTATATCCTAATTTTACAAATTCAATTAATGCATTTTCTATCTCGGGTGTTATTTTGGGTGCATTAGGAAAGTTTGCATCTATAATATCCTTTTTAATTTGTGATATTGACTTATTTATTGACATATAAGATGAGTCAAAGCCTCTCATAACAGATATTAAATCTTGTGTTTCCTCTTTAGCTTCAGCTCTTGCATTAATTGTCTGAGCACTCGCAATCAAACTATCTAGTTTTTTAAATTTAGCTGTCATAGCTTCATCTTTTGCTTTCATTTCATCTTTTGCTTTCATTTCATCTTTTTTCTTTTTCTCCTCATCATTTTCTTCTTCATACTCTTTCTTTTTAACACCTTCTTTAGTTTCTGCTCTTACTTCTTTACCATTTTCTCCATCTTGTACTTTTTTATAATTATCTTTAGCACTTTCTGTTTCTTTTTTATCTTCTTTTTTTTCGCCACTTTTATTTGATAGTGCGGCTTTTACAGCACTATTGACTAAAGCTATTATTTCTTCTTTTTGCATATCATCTCCTTCCTTGTCTTGTGATTTTAAGTCTTTGCTTTCTTTTCTTGTATTCTTGCTACCATTATCGGTGTCATTGTAAAATTTTTTACTTGTCTCTACTGTTTGTTCTTTTTTTACAGCTTTTTGTCCATTTTCTTTTTCAACATCAACTTCATTATTTGCATCACAGCTTTTTTTATCTTTCATAATTACCCTTTTTTTATCAAAAACTCTAATATTAGCTCCAGACCTTCCTTCTTTAACAAGAGCTATTGAGTTTATTGTATTTATATCTTGGATTAAATCATCTTTTTGTTTTCTTATTTTAAAATAAGTGTCTGGAGATAATTCTCTTTTACTTGTTTGGAAATCATCTCTCATATAAAATCGTCCACCAATGTAAGTATGATCTAGCTCATCATCCTCTACAAGTATAAGACTGTTGATTTTAGCTATTGTTTGATTTTTTGTAGGAACGGAGGTATCAATGTGTTCATCGCTGACCAATAATTCTTTATTTTTATATTTGTTGTATAGGTCTCGTATGTTATCTCTTGTTCTAATAACTTTGAATAGTTTATCTGAGGGACTTTTTTGTATTTCTCTACCGGGATACTCATAAACACCACTCCTAATAATAATGCAATGTTTTTTATTATTAAAATCAATAGAGTTATTATTAAATATATTTTCACATAAACTTTCACATGGTAGAGTGTTATCTGAGTAGACCATGTGAATTATTATAGAGAGTTTTTATTAAATAGTCAAATTCATTCTATTTCAATATATATAAATTCTCCTCCATTCCACGATATATCGTCATCTTGGCTTATACCACCTTGTTCTTTTTGTAATACTTTTAATAATCTTTTTTGTATAAGAATTTTCACATATTCTTCTTTTTCTATCATTACAAACTTTCTTTTCATTTTATGTGCTACTGAACCTGTAGTTCCACTTCCTGCAAATGCATCTAAAACAATATCATTTTCATTTGTAAAATGATATATTAAATCTTTTAATAATGCCTCAGGTTTAGGATAGGTAAAATCTTTATTTCCGAATAGTTTTTCTATCTCTGCACTCCCTATTGGATTTGCATATCTTGGATTATCCCATAGATTGTAAATATTATCTAATCTACTAATATCTTTACCCTCATTATCTACTTTTTCATAATTTTTCATCATTACTTTAAAGCTTACTAAATCATCTCTAAAAATAATAAAACCATTTTCAACCCCTTTTTTAAACTTATGCTCTACCCATCTCCAGTGATATTTTTTGCCTTTCCAATCTGGATACATAGTTTTACCATTATAAGAGATAGGATAATATCTACCTTTGTCATATCCATCTGTTTTCAATAAAAAAGAGCGAATTGCATAGTGTCCTCTCTTTTGAAAATATTTATCTTTATGATAATAACTTTTAAAGTTAGTCTGAGGTATTTTATTAACTGTGGCAGTTTTTTTATCTTTAGCATATAAAAGTATAAAATCTAATTCATTAGATAAAAATACAGCACTATTTAGAGTTGCTCCTGTCTTTCTGTAAATTGTTCCTATATAATTATCTATTTTAAATATATGGTCTAATACTATTTTTAATCTTATATATTCATTGTGTCCAATATGAACAGCTAATATCCCATCTTGTCTTAATAATGTAGAAGCTTTCTTAAAGATATCCCCCATCCAGTCGCTCCAATCCGACCTTGTATCATCATAAGTTAATTTTGAATTTTTAGTATTATAGGGAACATCACAGTATATAAATTTAATTTTTTGTTTATAAGATGGTTTTAATTGCTCTAATGCTCTTAAAGAGTCGCATTTTATAATATAATTATCATCTATATCAAAATCACAATTTATATCTTGTGCATGAATTTTATTATTTTTAATACTGTACTTGGTTGCTTCTATCATCTATCCTCTATTACAAATATATATGGTTTACTTTTAAACATTCGTTTAAATCTTTGCCATATATTTAATTTAAAAACTATATCAGTATCATCTACTATAATATGTGTTTTAAAGTCTTCCAGATTTTTATCTTCTCTATCTTTATTTGGTTTTAAATATTCTTTTAAATCAATTATCTGTGTTTTAAATTTTCTTTTATTCTTATTTTCTTTTAAGCTTTTTGTTATTTTAAATCCTATTGGTCTATTCCATTTAAGAGCAATTTGTTTATTTATTGCTCTTTTTATATCTTCTTGGGTTTTTATATGTTCATTGAAATTACCCATCATCTATTCCTTTAATCCAAACTATAGTTTGGATTATTATTTTGTAGATCTTCTTCGTCATTAAATATATAAAATTCAGTAGTATCAATACTGGCTTTTAAATACTCACCTCTATTATTTTTATATATATAAAAATCTTCTGTTGTTCTTACAAATCTAATATCGTCTGTTTTAAATTCTTCTAAGAAAATTAGTTGGTATTCTTCTAAATATTCTGTATAATCTTTATAGTTCATCATCTAATCCTTTATTAAATTTATCTTTTAGTTCGTTCAAAATAAATATTTGGGCTGTAAAGTTTTCTATTATTTTTGTCATAAGTGGATCATTTTCTATACCATCTGGAAAAGCACCTCTATATATATTTCTATTATATTGTTCCAAAAATGATATTTTTTTATTTATAACTTCACTTATCTGATTAATAGTATATTTTTTAGAATATTTATTTTCTAAATCACTAATACTTTTTTTTATTTTATTTATTTCATCTGTAAAATTCATATCATCTAATCCTTAATTTTGATTTATTATATATGCCTGTGATTTTTTAATATTTATATAACCTTTTTTTATATATTGAGACATAATTTTAAATGACCATTTATCTACTGAGTTCATATAATGCCAATCATATACACATAATAAAACAAAAGTTTTGTGAAATATATTAGGTTCATCATTTATTTTTATTTTTATCCTATTTATACTTTCAAAATTTTTATTAAATATTTCATCAGCTGTCTTGCCCCAATAAATGTTTATGATTATATATTTAAGATTAAAATAATCTTCATAAAGTAAAAGAAATGTTTTATTTCTTTTAAATCTTTCAAAACTAAAAGATTTTTTTCTAATTTTAGTTTTATCATCATTCATAATTTTTGCTCTTTTTAATCTCATATCAACAGGTATTGATTGTATTTTTTTTAATAGTTTGTCCTCTGACATTTCTTTCAAGTTAGTTATGTATGTTGTAATCTTATCCATCATCTAATCCTTATATTTTGCTTTTGATTATATGGCTATTGTATCATATAATCTTGTTTATTTATTATATAATCTTCCTTTTCTAATCTTTTCTTGCCATATATCGTCATCCAGTGATTATTTATTTTATTTGCAATTCTTTTAACCTTGTTTACTTTTTCCTGCTTTTCTCTAAATTTGGGAGTATTTTTTAATTTATGGTAGGATTTTAAATTAGTAGCATTATATCTAGCTCTATTGTTTATTTTCCACACTCCATCTCTTTGTGATGCTTTTATATATCCACACTTTTTGTGATATAGTTGATAGTGATATATTGTTTTAAACTCAATATTGCATACCCCACAAATTTTAGTATATATGTTTTTATTCTCTTGGGTTAAATTTTTAGATAGAATATGTTTTATTTTCCGTAATGGTTCATTAACCATTTTTGCAATTTGTGAATAAGTATAGCAATCTTTGTATAAAGATAATACATTATTGACAAGTATATTTCTAAGGGAATTTTGATAAATATTCATAATATGATATTGTAGCATAATATAAGGATTAATATGGAACAAAAAAAGAAAGAAACACCTGCTATAAAATATGCAAATCAAGTAAAAAGAATGGATAATAATAGAAGTTATAGAAAGAGTAAAGGCGGTATTACTAGCGAAGAATATAATAAACATTTAACTGAAAAAAAGAATATAACAGGTGAGCAAATTGCAAAAATAGTAAATATGAAAATAAGAAATATTTCAACTATTGCAATTGCTAGAGAGCTTAATGTTAGCTTTCAAACTGTTAAATCTATCTATAAGAGTGTCTTGAATAAATCTGATAAATTATCACATTTATTTTTATTTAATTTAAGGACTTCTTTTAAAGATTTGCCTAAATCTATAAATAAAGCTTTAGAAAAGGTTTTAGAAAATATAGCAAGTGCTGAGCCTTCTGATTATTTAAGACAAGCTAAAGCATTAGAGCTGCTTGTCCCATACTTTACATTGATGCCATACTTTAATGAAATTAAAAAAGATGATGAAAGCAAAAAAGAGGAGGATGGAGTTTCAAATATGATTAAAAATATGGTATCTGTAACAAGACAAATACAGACTACTCATAAAATAGAATTGAAAACAAATGTCCCAAAAGATAAATGATGAGCTAAAATTATTTTATAAAGAAATAATAAATAATTTCTATTTTCTATTTTATCAAATGACTATGCTAGATATTAAGTGTGAGCCTTTTGCTAAGTCTTACCAGATAGAAATATGTAATTTATTTCAAAAAGTTTATAACGGTGAGATAAAAAATTTAATTATAAATGCAAGTCCTAGATCTGCTAAAAGCTCATTAGTTAAGAATTTTGTATTTGGAGGGTTTATAAGAAATCCATTATCAAATTTTATATTAACCTCATATTCATCACATCTTATAAAGTCCCATTCTCTTGCAATTATGGAAAATGTTAAAGAATATGGAGCAGAATATGGTCTGGAACTTAATCCTCTTGAAAAATCAAAAGGGTTATTTTCTATAAAAGATGGAGGAAAATTGTATGCAACATCAGTAGGAGGAGCTGTGACAGGTTTCCAAGCTGGTAATAAAAGTAGTCGCAGGTTTAGTGGAGCTATTATAATAGATGATCCTGTAAAGGTTTCGGAGAGGAATTCTCCTATTGTAAGACAGAATTTAGAGGATTGGTATGTTGAGAGTTTATTAACAAGAAAAGATGGACATCATGTTCCAATTATTTTGATTATGCAAAGATTAACAAAAAATGACTTCACTGATTTTTTAATGAGTAGAAAGAAAGAGGGGTGGGTTAAATATGAGGTTAAATCTCTTGTGAATGGCAAAAGTTTTTTTGAAGAGATAATAACTACTGAAGAGTTAGAGAATATGAAAAAGATTGATAAATATAAATTCTATTCTCAATATCAACAGGAACCTTTAATTCAAGGTGGTAATACTTTTAAAGATTATATGTTTAAAAAGGTTAATTATAATAAAATGCCATTGCAATATGATTATACATTTATATCAGCCGACACTGCTTTTACTAAAAAAAATACAAGTTCATTTAGTGTGTTTGGTAGTTTTGGAGTCATTGGGGATGATATTTATTTAATAGATATGATAAAATTTAAAGAAGAATGGGATGCACTTGAGGATAGAGCGAGAGGATTTTATGCTAAAAATGCTATATTCCCTTTTAAGGGTATGTTTATAGAAAATAAAGCCTCAGGTATATCTTTGATACAGAGTCTATCATCTGATGGGTTAATGGTTAATAAAATAGAGTTAGATAAGAATATTAAAGACCAAAGTCAATATTTGTCTGTTGACAAATGGTCGAGAGCACTTACAATGTTACCATATTTCAAAAAATATCCTCTTCATATAGGATTAAAAGATGATGATATGATTAAAGATGTGTTGGATGAGATGACATCATTTTCTGCAGATGGGGAGAATGATGATATAGTTGATACAATAGTTTATGCTTATATGTTAATATTTAAGAATTTTTATGTTTCAAAAAGAAATTTGGGAAGAATTAGAAAAAGGTTAAAAGAAGTTGCTGGTAGAAGAATGAGAATTGATAATTATATTATGGAGCTATAAAAATGGGTAATATTGTTAAAATAGGCGGAATAGAGAATAACCAGCGAAATATATTAACTCAAGTAGATATAAATGATAGTGATGTTCCTATACTTACAGACCACCAAAATGAGATTTTATACATGCACAATTGGGTGGCTAAAAATGTTGTGAACAAACCTATATTTAGTTGTTTAAAGAATGGTTTTGATTTTAAAATAATAAATGAAGACCAAAAGAGTGAGTTCATACTTGAAAAATTTAAAGAGCATAGATTAGATTATAAGATTAAAAGCTGTATGAGGGATAGTGCTATATATGGAGGGTCCATGCTATGGATGTCCGACCAAAATATAAATCAAATAACAAGATTTGATAGGATAGTTGGTAAATTAAGTTTTAACTACTATGATTGGACATTTTGGAATGCAATTCCAGACACAATTCCAACTTCATCTACTTATTATGAACCACTATTTTATTCCTTGCTTGGTAATACAATCAATCCAACGAGATGTCTTATATTTAAAGGGGTTGAGCTTCCTAAAAGATTATCAGCTACATTTAAATATGTTGGAATGAGCATATTCCAGCAAATTATAAATGCTATCGTTGAAGACAGCGTTTTATTAGAAGCTGTTGTCAATCTTGTATATAAAGGAAGTATTGATGTCTTTAAATTCAAAGATTATAAAAATCTTGTAAATAGTGACCAAGAAGACCAGATTGCTAATCAAGTTGCAGTAGCACAAGATTTTAAAAGTTTGTTTAGAGCTTATGTTATGGATTTAGAGGATGATGTATCTAATCTTAGTGCTACATTTAGCGGTCTAAGCCAACTTATGAGTGATATGCTTAAAAGAGTTGCAGGAGCTACAGGTATCCCGCAGAGTATATTTTTAGGAACTGTAAATAATGCTATGAACGAGGGATCAAATGATTTAGAAATGTTCGCAGATCTGGTTGAGAGATATCAAAAACATAACTACTTACCTGCTCTGGAAATACTACTTCCTCTACTATGCGAATATTATTTTCCTAAAAATAATTTTAAATATGAAATAAAAGTTAAACCAGCTTTTACTTTTAAGCAGGCCTCACAGAGTGGTATAGACTCTGGATTTTTAAATAATGCACTATCAATGAGAGATTTGGGATTCCCTGAAGAAGCAATTGCCGATTATTTGGTAAAAAATGAAATCATATCTTCGCAAAATATGAAAAAATATATTGGTAATATGCAAGATTATAATGAAACAGAAGAAGACGATGGCTCAAGAGATTAAAGGGCAAAATCCTCCCGATAGTGATAAAGTTTCATATTTTAACTTTTTAAACTTTAATAATAAACTTACAGAAGATTATATAAAGACAGTTTTAATTCCAGCATTCTTAAAAGCTGGTATATTTAAAGAGGGTAAGAAAAATTATGGAATGTTAGACGAGATGTTGGGTAAATATTTTGATAAATTAAGAAATAAGACTGATAATAGATATTCTTCCCGATTTGTTAATAATTATCTAAAATCTTTATTTAATAAAATAAGCAGTTCTCATTTAAGAATATTTAAAAAAAGATATACAAATGCAACAGGAGAGACAAGAAAATATGATTTTATAGATAGCCAACAGGCTATTAAGCTTAAAATATCTGAGAATATTGATTTGGTTACAAATATTAATGAGGATAATGCTAATAGATTAAAAAAACTATTTACCGATTCTATTACTAAAGGATATAATAGAAGTCAATTAGTTAAAGAAGTTGCAAAATTGACAGGCAAAACCTCCCGAAGAGCTAAATTTATAGTAAATAATGAGATAGAGAATACTTATGCATTCTTTAATAAAGAGAGACTTATAGGAGCTGGTATAAAATATGCTGTGTGGAAATCACATATAGATAGCAAGACAAGGCCGGCTCATTTAAGATTTAATAATAAAAAGTATAAAATAGGTTTAGGACTATATAATAGCGATACTAAAACTTATGAGGAACCTGGCTTCCCTTATGGTTGTAGATGCTGGAATAATGGCATTGTTCCTAAAAATAAATAGTGGTAGTAAAGTGGTAGTAAAGTACATTATTTATATTTAATGATTTTTAAAAAAATATTGGCAAAAATTTAATTGATTTTCTATATTGATATATATAGTAAAGTAGTAGTAAAGTAGTAGGACTTTGCTTAGGTTTGGTATGGTGTATTTTAAAAAAATTGTGTAGGTGTATGCTTTATTTTCCCACCCCCATATATAGAAATCATTCCATCCCAAAAACAGCGGGCAGGTGGGCTTTTCAACCCTCCTGTATGCCCCACCGTTGCGGTGTTTATTTAGCTACTACTTAAGTTTGCTAAGGCTATTAAATCTATGTATGCAGTCTAGCTCTTTATTAAAAAATTCTATAATAACCCGTTCTTTAATAGTATCTTTACCTACTGGGTAGCTAAAATCATTATCTATGATAATAATATTTTGTTTTATAAGATAAGTAAACCTAGATCCGTCTACTCTTATAATATCTAACATTTCATTAGTTTTATGAAACACTATATGATAATCTTTAGTATTATCTAAAAAGAAGTTTTTAAGAGTACCTTCTTTATAAGCTTTTTGATAATCTACTTTTAAACTATTATATATATTTTTAATAGTTTTTGTATAATCATTCATTCCTAATCCTTATTTATATAGATAGTATCATAAAGAGTCTGGACATCATCCCTACCTACAATCTCTATATCTTTATATTTTGTTTTTAGCTCTATTTTGGTTCCAAAATAGAAATACCCTGCGTCACTTAAGTGTCTAGTCTTTGTTAATGTTATAGTATCACACCCCTTAACAAAGTCCCCAGTAGTGTCTCCAGATCCATCCCACTCTTTATCTAATAGTATTTTAGATAAATACAAATCTAACTTTTCTATTTTAGCAGCTGCTTTTAAATAATCTATAAATTCTTTTAAATTCATCATTCTAAATCCTTTCTTTTCTATTTTTAACTACCTATATATTAACAAATTTAAGTTAACAAGTCAAGCTTATTTTAAGATAAGAGCTTATAAAATAGATATTTTAGCTAATATATAGCTAATTTTTAAAGGCTATTTTTAGCCTGTATGCCCCAGCAGTAGGGCAATATATAGAATAACTACTTTCTTGAGAATATACATTATGTTAACTGATAGATATCTCTGTATGCCCCACCAATAAATAGATATATCAATTTTGATAATGAAGTACAAAATCAAACTTTTAAACTTAAGAATATAAACTAATATAAGCAGGGGGATCATGCCCCCTGTATTATCTAAAGAATACCCTATTTTATACAATCTACAAAATTTTTAATATAAGATTTCATAGATGAAGTTCCTATTTCATATGTAAATACACTGGTCGTAACTTTAAACTTCCACTTCTTTAGTCCTATTATTAACATTTTATCAAACCAAAACTTATCTTTATCATAGGCTTTATGAATAGTTAGCTTAAGAGTATTTTCAGTTTTTGATATAACCTTAACACTTTTTTTATTTGCAAACCAAATAGCTATCTTGCTACACTCTTTAACTATTACTTTATATAGCTTATCATATTCTGATTGGAAATCAGTATCCCTTAGTTTTTTAGTATTAATATTTATACTTTTAATAGTATCTGAATGATAATTTTCAAAGTCTTTATATTCCATTTCTAACCCTTTCTTAATATTTTGTTTAACTCTTTAATCTTAACTTTAGCTATTTCTAACTCTTTAATATATCTATCACGGGTAGCTTTTAAATTCTTAAAGGTATCAATAGCTACCTTATTTTTACTCATAATGACTTTAGTATAAATAGCTTTATTATTAATTAAAAAAATTACTCTTTTGATATCCCCTAGCATTTTGTTAATCTTAATAACTCTTTTGTTTTGATAATCTAACTCTTTATTAAGAGCGGCTAAAGAATCCTCATTGATAACATCATTAACTACCTTTTCTAACTCTTTAGAAGTCATAACTAATCCTTTGTTTTTACTCATTACATATGAAGTCATATACTTCATCTATTGTAAGTTGTTTATGTATTTTTACTAGTTTAGCAGTATTAATTCTTATAACTAATATATCTTTATTATTAGATATAAACATATCTGTATCAGTATCACATCTTACTATAACATTATTATAGACTGAATTATAGACTGATATATTTTCTTTTATAAAAGATTTTAGATCCTCAAAACCTTTTACCTGTGCTTCTTCATACTCTTTCTTAAATTGTTTTTTTGTCATTTCCTAATCCTTTATTTTCTATTTTTAACTACTTATATCTTAGCTAAACAAAAACAACGAGTCAAGTAATTTTATAGTACTTTACTATTATATTACTATTAAGATACTACTAAGATACTATTAGATTACTATTAAAAAGAGCTAAAAAAGAGTAAAATATTTACTATTTTATGATATATTGGATTATGAGGCATAATATCTAAATTTTAGAGGATATATATTAGATTAAAACTTTAAGATTGGTTTAAGTTATAGGAGGTATATTATATTCACATATTCACATTGACTAAAGTTTAAAGTTCACACTTTCACATTAGTGCACACTTATATTCACATTACAAAATTACAATGTGAAAATAATGTGAAATAATACTGCAAAATTCTTATATTATATATAATTTAGTTTTTATATCTGAAGTTTAAAATCTATTTATATTGAGATTATAATCTTATATTAACTCATAAAATAAAATATTTATACTAATTAAATATTATATAATGAATAGGATTTATAATTTATAAATTGTTTATTTGATATCTTTTTACAATAAATTAAAGATGGCTATCATCTAATATTATTGTATATGGTATCCCATCTGTACTGCCATTCTTCTGAGACCATTTTCCATCGCTCAATCTGTACTGCCATTTTTCTGCCCATCTAATTCATCTCTCTTTTCTATTCTTCCATTACTATGATAAATTAAATCACTAGGCATTACACAAGCAAGAGGGCTATTAAATAATTCACTCACTCTTGATTGTACCTTCTCTTTACTATTCCTATCCTCATCACATCTTATCTCTTGTCGTGCCATTTTTCTTAGCTCTTTTCTATCTCTACATCTCTCTTTTAAGATAGATACCGCATCAGTGCCTCTCCCTGTTCTAAAGTTCTCTCTATCCCTTTCATTATATGATTTTATCTTAATAGGTGTTTTATCAAATAAGGGTGGTAAAAATCCCCATGTCGCTGGTGGTACATCCTTTCTAGCAAGAAAGTTTTTAGTTCCTACAACAAATAATTCTTGCTTACTAATATCCTCTTTACCACTCATCAAAGGCATTATCGGTCTTCCAAATATCTTATTAGGTATAACAGCGGGTCTTTGTATAGGATTGCTATTTAGTTTATCTAAAAACCCTTCCGTTAGAGGTTGATATGCTTTTAAATTAGTTTGAATTCTACTTCCAGGGTCGTATGTTATAAATTTCATATTAGTCCTAAAAATAAGGGAATGGTAGTTAAAAATAAAACAAAAAGGATAAGCAGGTAGCTTATAATTAGTAGTTTTCCATTCCCTTATATACTACAACTATATCTAAAAAAAGTAAATATAATCACTTTTATTTATCAAACCCGTGCTTTGCTAAGTATTTAATAATATAATCATTTGAATAGACAATAGTCTTCATCATAACAGCATTCTCAAGTATCAATCTATCTCTTTGTAATGGAGGAGGAGTATCTTTTAGATCTGCTCTAAATATCTTCCTTCGTTCTAAAAAATCTTTATCCTCTTCTCTTTTTATCCTCACTCTCTCATATCTATCCTCAATAAAAATAATAGTTCTATTAATAAATATTTCTATATCTTTTATAGAATTAAATTCCGTATTCTCTGCTCTATCAATTACCTCATCCTCACCATTCTCATATAGAATAGCTCCATTCGCATATATTGAATTACTATAAACATTATCATTATCTTTATTATAAAAATCAAAATAATATTTTTTATATTTAACATCATATCTACACATCACCATCATTTGTTGTCCTTTATTCCCATTCTAATATTTTATTATTACTCTTTAACTCTAAATGTTTTAAAATATCAAATCCAATTTTTTTATAGCCATATGATTTAATCTTACCATTACAGTAATGAACATTATAACCATTATCTGGTTCATTACCACAACACCCAGTAAAATCAATTCTTGTTATTTCATATTTTTTTTCATATGTTATAAACCAAGAAGTGTCTCTATTTTTCTTTATTTCAAAATTACTTAAATTACATAATCCCCAATATTGTAGCATATGAAAATCATTTAATCGTTCTATTTCCCAATCTAATCCTCTATCTTCCATAGTACTCATTATTTTAAATCCTTTCTTTTAATATAATAAACAAAGTGCATGGGCAAGAGTCTAACTTGCATAAACCAAATCCATTTTAAATTTATTTCAATATCCATGCATAACTATTATACCTTTCCTTTAACAAATATCTAATCTTAATCCCAACTCCACTAGAATATTATGCCTAAAAAGCTCTTAAAGAGCTTTTTTTAGGAGCAATAATATTAAGAAAAGGAAAAACTTCCTTTTATTACCTTTTATGAATACTAATATTAATACTAATATATGTTCTAGAATAGTTAAATGGGGTTATTAGTATAATATATAGGGGTGTTACCATAGTTCATTCTATTATTTCCTTTGTATTACTATGTATCCCCCACCAATTGCATCTTTCCTCTTGTATTTATCTTATTTTATCTTAAATATGCGGATAATAGCATTATTTCCTCTATAAGTTCCATTATATCGTAGTAATTAGCAATATACCCCCCATGTTAATATAATGCATCCCACAATTTAACAAAATATCTATATTTCAAATAAACTTGCTTTATTAATAAAAATTTTGTATTATTAAACTTAATGAAAGGAAAATATGACAAAATCTCATAAAATTCTTATCTACAACCACCTTTTTAACTTAGCAGGTAAACAAAAAGATAAAAAGCTTCAAATTACTAATTCTAAAATATCAAAATCTTTAAATATACCCATAAATACCATCTCTGATACAATTACTCAACTTATTAAAGAAAAATTACTCATAAAATCATTTGAAAAATTGAAAAGATACCTGCAAATAAATACAAATACTATCCGTGATGGAAGTTTCTTTTATAGTAAATTCTTATCCACTTCATTAACATATAATCATAAGAAGTACCCATCATTTCTATCAAGTAAGAAATTATGTTCATCTGAGAAGGTTGTTCTTCTATCAATCTATTCCCTAAATGTCTCTAATAATAAGAAATGTTATGCAAGTAATACATATTTTGCTAATCTATTGAAAGTATCAAGAGGTAGAGTGTCTCAAATCATAAGAAAGCTCATAATAATGGGATTAATTAAAGTTGTATATACTGGAGATAACCGCCAAATATATACATTTATAACCAATACCAACCTTAAAAGCTATAAATCAAAAAGAAATAGATTACATTTCAATAATAAAATCAAAAAAGAAAGCATTCTAACCTCCATCACTGCCATTCTTTGCAACCTATTTAGCAAAGTTAAAGATGTCTTCAATAAACTAGTCTCTAAACCATCTACAAGCATAATTTGCCCTAACCCAGAGCATTCTTTGCCTCAAAAAACAGCACCTCCATCTCAAGATGAGGAGTGTTATGATAGATACGGTGTTGAATTTCATAAAAATTCTTCTCAAGGAGAAAAAATACAAGCTAAGCTATTCTCTAAATGTGGTAAAAAACAATTACTTTCTACTAATTCTAATGATCCATTTAATTTTTTGTCTCAAGAGAAAAAAAATGATTTAGTCCATAATAAATCTAAATTATTTAAAAATTTAGCAAAACAAGTTTTTAAAAGATTAGCAAACAAAGAAAAATTAAATGAAAAGTGTAGAATAATATTTGGTAAATCTACCGCTTTAATTCAAATAACAGGAGAGATTGTATCTCAATCTTATGGCAAAAAACTTGAATGTAAAATAACAGATATACCTAAAAATTTTAGTGCAATAAAAAATTTAAATTTATCTATAAATAAAATGAAATATATATTAAAAGAAGGTTTTATAAAATGAGTAAAGAAAAAAGTTATGGGGAAAGATTAGAAATATTAGCTCAAGAAAATATTGATTTGACATTGAAAGGTGAACCTGAAAAAGCTACATTTGAATATTATCAAAAAATAGATATTTTAAAAAAAGAGATGGAAAAAAGTGAAGATATAAAAGAAGATGTATGGCAAGATATTATGAAAAAATTTAAAATGACACCTGAAATACAACTAACATTAAAAGAAAATCAAAAAATATGGGATAAAAGAAGAGCTGAATTAGATATAGAAAAAAAAGAATCCGATTCAAAAAGATTTATATCACTATATAATAAATAATAATTAAAAAAAATGATGACTAAAATACACTACCAAATAAATACTTGATAATTAACTTCTATTTATGATATAATACCCTATAACAAGAGTTTAAACACATTGTTATATGCTTTTGCAAGAGTGCTAAATAGGAATTTGCTAATCTGATAGGTTAGTCTCTTGCAATAGCTTTTCTACTTGACATAATCGTAATATTTAAATATAATTATAAAGAGCGATTACTTCTAATCCTTAATCGTTCTCAAATTCTTTTTTTTTATTTAAAGAGCTCTTGTTTTTTACTAACTCTTTATACCAAGAGCTCTTTTTAAAAATCGTTCTCCTCTCTTCTAAGCATTGGACCCGCAATTCCAATCTCATTATTTAAATATGCTTTTACTAAAAGTCTCAATATTTGGGCTTGAGAGAGCAAATCTCCCTCACATCTAAGCTTAAATTCCTCAGCATCTGAAACTTCAATTTGAAAATTTATCACTCTATGTTCTTTTTTAATTTTCATATCTAAACCTTTATTTTATTTTCTTTTAAATATTTTTTTATATCTTTTGCATGTTCTTTATCAATTATAATCTCATCATTATCGTCTATTATAAAACCTCTAAATATTGATTTATCTCCCATCTTTTCAAGAGCATTTAATAATTTTTCCACTTCTTCTTTTGATATATATTCACTCATCACTAACTCTTTCTTTGCCTTTCATATTTTTTATCTCTTCTACTATCTGTTTAAAATTGCTTAGTAATTCTTTGTCTATTGTTTTGACAATTTTATATGTATTTGCCATAAGATATAATAAATTATCTGCTATCACCACCATCTCTTTATCACTCATCCCACTCATTAGAGCAGAATTATCTTTAACCAAGACTCTAAGCTGTCTTAAGCATTTTACTTGTTCCATCAATGCTTTATCTGTTTCTTTGAAAAGAAACACCAATTCATTTTTACTACTCATATCATTTCTCTTTCTTTAATTCATATAATTTACAAAATATTTGTTTCATTACTATTTTTTTTGTTATCTCTAACTGTTCTTCTTGTGACATCGTTTTTAATATATTATCTTTTAATGCTTGTATAACTTGTATATTTTTATCCCAATCATCACTCATTGATTTTTCAACGACTTTAATATAATTGTTTCTCTCTTTATAATGCTCTATTAACACATCATTTACATTTCTTAAATCTTCTAATACTTTCTTTAAATCCATCCCTTATCCTTTAAAATAATATCTCATCATCATCATCCATATTCTCAATCTCTGGTTTTTTATTATCAACTTTTGGAACATACTTTTGTATCTCTGGCCCCTGTTCTTTATTTTCTATAAACTCCATATTTTCTACTATCACAGAATGTTTACTTCTATTATTACCCATTTTGTCTACCCATTGATTAAACTTTAAATTACCCTCTATCAATAGTCTTTTTCCTTTGCCTAAGTACTGATTTGCAATCTCAGCTTTTTTACCAAAAAAAGTTATATCCACAAAACAAACCTCTTCTATAAGCTCTCCCATTTGATTTTTAAACTTCTTATTGATAGCAATAGCACTATTAGCTACAGCCTTATTAGTAGCGGTGTATCTAACATCTATATCTCTAGTTAAGTATCCCATTAAAATTACTCTATTCATTTGTTACCCTTTTTACTCCATAAGCTTTAAGCAGATCTCTTAATTGATTTTTAAGAGTATCTATGTTTCCTATATGTCTATCATATCTCTTTTTATCTGGTCTGCTATAAAGATATATAAAGAGGTCACCTCTCATTCTTATATCACACACTAAGTCTTTTATGCCTATAAACTCCAACATCTCTTTTTTTACTACTACATTTTTTTTTGTTAAATCAAACTCTGATATTAACCACTCTCTAATTTTTGTTAATCTTTTATCTATCATCTTTTATCCTTTATCATGTGATAATATTAAATTTCTCGTATCTTCATCTTGCATTTCATTTATAATCTCTATTGTCTTAAATCTTTTACCATCTTGTATAAAAGAACCATTTTTTAACTCTTTTAGAAAACTTAACATTGCAAATATAGTTTCTATCTTAACCTCTAAAATTTTTATTCTTGTGTCCATATCATCACTCATTTTTCTTATCCTTTTCTTTTAATTGTCTTACCATCTCTTTAGCTATCTTTTCCGTTAACTTATCTTCATCAAAAACATCAGGTTTCATACATTCAATAGCATCGGTAAAATTAGATACTCTAGACTCTACTTTAGCTAATCTTTCTGATAACACTTGATTAAAATCAATCCACTGTTGCATTTGCATTTTTCTCTCGTGCAATTTATCGCTTAAGTATTCAATCTTTGTATCCATAAAAGCTACTTTATTTTCTAATTTTTCTAATTTCTCTATTCTTTCGACAATATCAGCAATAAATGCTTCAAACTTTATCTCTCTCATTTCACTATTAGTCATCTTTTATCCTTTTATCCAATTATTGCACCAGCAATAAATAACCCACCCATAAAGATTGCCAAAGCAATCCAACACTTATTTAAGATAGCCTGTTGTCTATCACAGTCTTTTATAGTTTTCTCAATCTCTTCCATACTCATAAGTTCTCTTTTATCAAACCACATTTTTTATCCTTATTAAACATCTTTATACCCACCTTGATTTATCAAAAAAATCCAAAACAACATTTACTGATTTTTTTATATCATCTATATCTAACCATTTAGAGAGACTATCAGGCTCATTTTTTCTATATCCTATAACAGGTAAAGGGGTTACCATAGTATATCCTCCTATTTGATTTCCTATATGTTGTATAACTAAATATTCATCTTTATATGGACTATAAATTATAAATTCCTTATGGTCTTCATATGAAATCCCCTCATCTATCTTATAGCTATCTCCTGTCTTTTTTCCTTTATTGAATTCTTCTATCCATTCTATTAAATACTTTCTTAATGCTGGATATCCTTTTTCAAATGCTTTTGTTAATTCATTTTTTGTCATCATTTAGCCTTTGTTCCTAGCCAAATTTTTAAATTATGAATAAAATTACTAAACTCTTTATCGTAATGACTAACCCCATTTTTGAATACTAAACAAAAACCCAATAATCTTGTATATTTCATATGAGATACTAGTTTATTATTTTTATAACCTACTACATAATCTACTGTTTTTCCCTCATTATCATTATCAATAGATCCAAAAGAATGGTAATCAACTTCTCCTAAACTTACAAATTCAGTATACTCTTGAAAATATTCTTTATAATTCATTTTTACATTCCTCTATTATGATTTGGTCTATCAAACTTTTACATTCTTTAATAACATATTCTAAATTACATTTTTGAATAGTATCTCTGAAATGAGCACAATCAAAACCTATCACAAATTTATCGCTATCTTCATCATCATTCTGAGCAAAAGTTATTCCTCCATGAACTGATAACTCTTTATTCCGCCAATCTGTATCATCAGGGAATTTATCTTTTAATATTTTTACATATCCACAAAAATATGATCCTATATGAGCTAAAGTTCTCTTTTTAATAAAGAAATTATATCCTCTATAACTATCAATTAAAACTATTTTTGGTATCATTTCCTAATCCTTTCATTTTTTAAATTACTACTATTATACTACTACTTTAATAGTAAAGTCAAGTTAATATACTATTACTTTACTATTACTTTTACTTGACTTCTAACAAAATTTATTCTATAATATTCTTAAAATATAAAAGAAAAGGATTTGAAAATGAGAGATAATTTAATAAATAGAAGACAAAAAACACTTAAATTATATAAATTAGCTATTAAAGCTTGGAATAATGAAAGTGCAATATGTACCGATATAAAAGAAGACCAGCCAACTTGGGTTCATACTTGCTCATGTGATTTATTTGATATAACATTAAATATAACATCAAATTTAAAAGATAATCAATATTTATATTTAAATATAAATTTGTATAATAAATATAAAATAGAAGTTGAGTCTTGGAATGTCGGAGCAACTGAGAAGATATTAAAATCTTTAAGTAAATTTAAATATATAAATAATAATAGATATCAAAATATAGATGAGTTTGCTAATTTAGCATACTTGTGTGCTTCAAAGCCTCGTATAGATATAACAAGTAAAGGTTTAATAGATTTAATATATTTGTTAAGAAATGAATTAAAATATATAACAAAAGGATAAAATAATGATAGATAAAAAAGTAGCTCATCTTATAGGAGCATCGGAGATAGATAGGTTTATAAACACACCAACTAGCTTAAAATTAGATAAAGCTAACCCTGTGGAGTTTTCTACTTATCATACTCGTCTAGGGCTGGAGTTAGAAGAAAGAATAACTCCTGTAATAATAAAAAAGTTCGGTTGTAAATTTGAAAAACAAAAACAATTTATAAAAGAGCCATTTAGAGCAACACTTGATTTTTACAATAAAGAGAAGTCATTAAATGTAGAGCTAAAATCAATGGTGTCTTATAGATTTAAAAAAAGCTATGAGCCTTATATATTAGAGAAGTTTGTATCTCAAATATCACAACAAGCATTATTAAGTGGGTGTAAAAATAATTATCTATTAGTCTTAAATTCGGAGTCTTTTGAATTTTACTTTAAGAAAATAGATGTATCTAAATGGTTCTCTCTTGCTTACCTTATGGAGTTATATGCTGTCTATGAGATTATAGATATAAAGGATATATACACTTCAGACCCTTATTGGGGAGAGTTAGCAGATCAATATGGAGATTTAAAAGCAGAAGAAAAGGATTTAAAAATTAAAATATCTGATATGAGAGATAAAATACTTATTAATTCCAAAGGAAAGCCAAGAAAAGGGTCTGGAAAATCATATAGCCTTTCATATAGTGTAGGTAAAGGTAGATTTTCTATGACTAATTACCCACCAATAGCAAAGATAATGGGAGAGATTACTAGGGAACAAAAAGAAGAGTATATAAGCGATGGGATAGAGAGAATATCTTATAGAAAATTAAAGAAAAAGGATTAGATGATGTTTAAAAAAAAGAAAAAGAGGTTTATATTATTGGACACAATTTCTGATAAATTGGAGATGATAACAACAAAATTTACAGCAAATCAAATAGCTAAAGATGTAGTATTATCTCATAAAAGAAGTAATATATTTTTTACAAGAGAAAGGTATATTATATTTGAGTTAAAAAATCAATTTGATATAGTTCCTCCTAAAGAAATTGAAAAACAAGCTTTTACAAAAAATACAGAAATGAAAACTGAATTATGTTTTAAAATAATAGAAACAAAAGGATAAATAATGAGTGATATAACTTTAGTATTAGTGTTAATGATAATGATACCTGTCATAGCAGGATTAGGTTGGTTTTTAAATAAGCTAATTAATTTAATAATATGGCAAAAAAAAGAATTTAAAAATAAAATAAAGGATAAAGAATGAGTAATATATTATCTTATATAGTAGCAGTAGAGGTTATAGGAATTGTAATAGCATTCGCTGTAGCGGTAATACAATGTATATATTTAAATATAAAGTGGCATTTTGTGTATAAGAATAAGCCTAATAAAAAAGTAATTTATAAAGAAATAAACCCAAATGCAGATTATTTAAAAAGAAATAAAGCAGGTAATTGGGAGCCTGTAGTTAATATAAAGGAAATGAAGTGAATATAGAAATAACTTTTACTAATTTAGATAATAGCGAACAAGGAAGATATAATATTAGATTATATATATATAAAAGTATATATGATAAAGCAGAAGATTTTAAGAATAGTGTAATGGGATTAGGGGATATAACAATAATATCTCATATAACTTATCCTCTTATTGAAACTAAAACTTTATTTAATGAAATACATACATTAAGTGATATATATAAAAAAGAAAGCCTTATAGAAAGAGACAATTTTATCATTGAATTACAAGAAACAATAGACAAAATTATAAATAATGAAACAAAAATTATATTAAGAGAAAATATAAAGGAAATGAAAAATGAGTAATGAAATAGAAGTTAAAAATCCGATATCACGATTGACTGAGGATGAGATCATAAAAAAGTTCTTTCCAAAAGCACAAGACAATGAGGATTGTTTAATTAGTATTAAAAGTTGTATAGCAGAATCCCGAGCTGGTAACCTCAATCCACTTTTAAAAGATTGTTATTTTGTTCCTTATAAAAATAAAACCACAGCAGTTATAACATACTCTCTTATTATAAGTACTAATTCTTATATAAAGGCTGCTCTTGCTACAGGTGATTATGCTGGTTGTATAATGCATGAGCCAGTAAAATGTGAAAATCCTTATACAGATAAAAGTGATATTAAAATTAAAAGGACTATTATTAAGAAAGATGGTTCTAAATGGGAAGCTGAGGGGTATCTAAGTGAATACTATGATGATTGGAGTAATCACTGGAGAGACCATCCTCATATAATGCTTTCAAAATCTATACTTTGTAAAGCATTAAAAGAAGCTTTTGGTCTTGGAGGAATTCCTGAGGGAAGCATAATTAAAAATAATGATAAAGTTAATAGCAAAAAAGAGGATAAAGATACTCAATTTGTGGAGGTAGATGAAATTAAAAAAACCTCTGTTAAAAAACATGAGGAAAAAGCAATTGCTATTGAAGAAGTACCTGCTAAAGAAAAACAAATTGAAACACCTAAAGACCAACCATTTCCAGGTGATATAATTCCTCCTAAAGAGCTTAATAAAACTCAAGTAGCTATGAAGTTTTTAAAAAAAGTGATGGCAGAGTCTGATATGAGCAAAAAAGAAGCTGTTGAATTTTTAAAAGAATATTATCCTACAAAAAATACTATAAAAAAAGATTATATAGCATTAATGAAAGATGCTAAATTTGAAAGTGTTAAGGACAATATCTTTAATTTTAAAATACAGTTGTCAAAAATTCCCTACATTTTGGAAATTCAAACAAAAACTGGTTTAAATGATGAGATCATTAAAGAATTAAAAGAGGGTGCCGATATATCTACTATCAAAAAAATTCATCAAATGGATAAAGATGAACAGATAGTAGAGATAAATAAAATCCAAGACATGCCTTTCTAATGTTTATAAAAATTATAAACATTATGGTAATAATATTAGCTGCTATATTTATAGTAGCAATTGTTAAAATGTTCACTTAAAATAAAGGATAAAGAATGATAAAAGCAGTTAAGATTAATGATGAAGAATGGGTAAAAATAACAAATGGGATTGTATTTTATGGAGATAATGGGGCAGGCAAAACTGCAATAGGTTCTAAATTATGTGATAATTATTACGGTGGAGATAGAAAATTTAATTTAAGCTGTGAAAATATTAGCAAAGTAGAAGTTTTTGGTAAAGATTTTAAAAGAGCTATATTTGGTGAAGAATATGGGAAGGATCAAAAAGATAATTTAAGGAGATGGATTGACATATCAGTAGTGAAGCTTCTTAATGACAAAATTAAAGTTATACAAGATAAGAAATTAGAGATTAAAAGAAACATTGGGAAGTTAGAGATATATAAAGATTATGATGAAGCGGTATCTGATTATGAGTCTCTTAAACACTATGAAAGTGTAGAAAAGATGGATGAAGAGATATCATCTTTAGAAAAAGAGCAATCCAGCTTATCAGTTATTGAAGAAAAGTCAAATGATATAAGAGATATATACAATAAGTTAACATCATCAATGGTTCATAAATCAGTATTTGAAAATAATATGGATAACTTAAAATCAATACTATCTGCATCTTTTATTTTGCTAAATGATGATAATATTAAAAGTAAAATAGAGCAAAAAATAAATAATATTGTAATTAAAAAAGAAAAAATAGATGCTTTAGTTAAAGAAATTAACGATATTAAAGTAAGTCTTTTGCCTCCTTTGGAGGATTACTTTTGCGAACTAGTAGGTGAAGATGTAACCGATAAAATCATAGTGTTAAAAGATGAGATATATAATTTAAAATCTGATAAAGGTAGAGTAAAAGAAAGATGGAGATTAAAAGATTTTATTGCTCATAATGACACGATATCTAACTTTGAAAAAGAAATAAAAGAGTTAGAAAAACAAATAGATGAAGCTTCATCTGAGCATCTTAATGCTTTTACTAAAAAAACAATTGAGATATTTAATTACTTAGGAGATGGCAGGACTAAAATGGACATAGTCCAAGATAAAAGAGGTAATACCATCTCTTATAACATTAAAATTACTAAAGATGGCAAGTATATAAAACCAGCTAATTACCAAAGTCAACTGTCAGAGTCTGCTATTGATATCTACTGCTTTAGCATATTTATGACAAAAAATATATTCAAAGAAGACATAAAAGACTATATCCTTATATTTGATGATGCTACTAATTCTTTTGATGATACCACAATAGTAAAATTTAGAAAATTAATGCAAAATATTAAAAAGAAGTGTTCACAAATCATAATTATGACACACTCAAAAGAGATATATAATAATTTCATTGAAGATGGATTTTCTTCTCTTTGTATCAAATTTGGGGATAATCTATCTCTAAAAACAAAAGGGTAGATGATGAAGTATAAAAATGTAGAAATAAAAAATGAATTAAAAGATTATCAAACTCTTCTTAAGTGGGGAAAGACAAATGAAAATGAAAATGAATTTTTAATAAATTCTAAAAAACTATATTGGTGGGTATCTTTTATGGAGGGATATAAAATAAAAGCTATCAAGAGATGTAAACTTAAAAATAGTCATCTTTATAAAGATAATTTTTATGCAATTTATCTTTGTAGTTGGAGAGAGGTAGGTTTTAAATTTAAGCCATCTGATGTTGATATATTAACTCATCTAGGATTAGGCAATAAAAATGTATTTTTAGATTGGTGGTAAAGAAAAGGATAGATGATGGAAGAGTTACCTATGGCTATCGTATATTGTATTGTTTATGTAATATTTATGTATGGAATTGCTTCAATAATTTTAGGATAAAAGGATAAACAAATGAAAATAATAGAAGCAATGTGTTATATATTTAAGAATAAACCCTCTTGTGAATATTATAAAAAGAGATATTTAATTTATTTACTTTATTTAGCAGATTGGAAGCATAGTATAACTTATGGAATACCAATATTTAATATTGAATGGATGAATGGTAATTATGGAGCAGAGATAAAGGGATTTATTAAAAATGAATGTTATTATGAAGAATTATTAGATATAGAAAAGTATTCAATAGACCATGTAATAAAAATAGCAGAAAAACATAATTCAGATCAAATGATAACAATTGTTCTTTCTACATATCCTATTATGATGACTTCAAGATATTCACCATTGCATTTAATAGAATTGGCTCAAAAATATAATGAAATCAATAAAAAGATAAAGGGTAGATGATGAATAAGGAACAATTTAAACAAGAGTATGAGGATTGTAAAGGGGATATTGATAAGATAGTTTCATTATTTGATTTTTTTGACAATAAGGATATAGAGCCTTTTGTTTTTGAAGGTAATAATGTTGTAGGTTGGCAAAATGCTTCAATGTCTTTAATGATTGTTATTATTAAAGATAAGAGAGAAATAATTTTAGTGAATGGAAATCAAAAAATGACTTGTGATAATTTAAAATGGTCAGACAATATTTTCTATATTATGACACACAATAGGGGCAAATAATGCTTTTAAATAGATATGTATATAAATAGGGGTAAAGAATGAAAGAATTAAAATATCTTAGGACTGATATAGCTTATACAGATATTATGGAGCTAAGTGTAAGTGTTACTGAGAATGATATTAAAAATATTGCAATATTTAATGCTTTATCTATTAAAGAAAAAAAGAAATTAAGTAGTTGTATATCTTGGAACACAATGTTTGGTGCTTCATTTTGGAAATATTCTAATCAAAAGAAAAGATATACTAACTTATTTTATCTACTTTTATTGGAATATAGAAAATATATAGGAATGGAATTACTATCAGTTCATTATGAATATGTTCCATTTAACATAAATACAGATATGCCAAATGTTTTGCCTTTGATTGAGAAGTTCTTCCCTGATGTGTTGCAATTATCTAAATTTATCATTAATGATAGTTGCAAATACTATTTTCATAGCACACACACTGTAGATATATCAAAAGTAGGAGTGTTTCTAAAAGCTCCTGTGGTTAATATAAAAGCTTATTTTAAGGATAACAAATTATTTTAAAAAGAATAGATGATGAGACAGCAAATAAAAATAGTTCATTTAAAGAATAATACTAGCAAGAAAGTTTTTTTTGATAAAAGACATTATTACTATGATAACTATAATAAAAAAGTATATATTGAAGTATCTATACTTAAACCATTTTATAAAAAAGGATTAGATGATGAAATGTAAAAAAGATATAGAGCTTATTAAACTTAAGAATGAGATTATTAATCTAAAATTAGAGCTAAAATATCTTAAAGGACAGTTAGGAGCTGTAATAGATATATTAGAAAATGAAAGGCTAAAGAATGACATTTAAAGACTTTGAAAATAAGATAAAACCATACAAGCACATCATCTTTGACTTTGATGGAGTGCTGTATAAAGACAATGGCAAATTTATGAGGATGGTCAGAGGATTAACTCTCAATGTTGAAGCAATAGAAAGCAGATACAATCAAGGGCTGGCATTTGGTGATATATTTGGTAACTTTGCTAACTTGGAACAGCACTTCAAAGATGAATATCTTAAATACTTTACAGAAGATAATCTCAAGGAACAAAAAAGGATTATACGACCATTCTTAAAATTAATAGATAAACCAATGACAATTATATCAAATAATAACAAAGAAATGATAAAAGAATATTTAAGAAACATTAAATGCTATGATTTAATTGATTATATATATGATGGAGATTATAAAAAGCCAGATATAAGATTGATGGATAATTATTGCTTATTTACATTTACTACTCTTACTATAAAAGAATGTATATACATAGGGGACAAGTCAATAGATAAAGAATTTGCTGATAATTGTGGAATGACATACCTAAAGCTTACCTATGATGAGATAGCAGAGTGGCAAGACACACCGTGGGGATTTGTATGTGGTGAAAAAGAAAAACATTCTGCATTCTTGGAAAGTAAAATAAAAACAAAGGATTAGATGATGAGAATTTTTAAAGCATTAAGAAAGTTTATAACTATGGATAATACTACTCTTTGGATATCATTAACAAATATAATAAGTATTATATTTATAATATGTCTTTCAATACTATCAATTATAGCTACAATAAGAATAGCTCAAATGATAATTATTACTATGATAGGAGCATAAAGCTATGATGATAAAGAATGAACCATATAAGATGATGAAGATAAAGAATGAACCTATTAGTAAAAATGAAATTATTAAATTATTAATTGATAGAATAACTATGTATGGAATTGTACAGGAGCACACTGGTAGTTATATGGATATGAAAGAATGTATAAATAAGATTATAATAAGATATAAATTACCTTTTAATCTAATATTAAATGATGAAGTTGATATTGATGATTTAATATCTCAATTAGGTAAATATATTGGTTCTCCTAAAAAGAAGTCAAAGTCAACTACCGAAGAAATTAAGGTAGTTCAATATGCAGGAAGCTTATTTTAAGGATAAAAGAATGGACTTACTAAAAAGACACCACTTACTAGATATTAGAAATGATAACCAGCCAAATTTACAAGATAAAACAAAAAAAGAAAATGAATTTACTGATGTTTTAAATCTTAATACAAAATTTTTAAAAGGAGCATTTTTTACAAAAGGAGGAAGTTATTATATTGAATGGTTTGATATGATAAATTCTAAAGTTGATGAGGATAATGAAATAATTGGTGATTTAGCTTTTATATATAATGTAGATGATGATGATTATAATATAGAATGGAATGATATGAATAGATATTTTAACTCATATGATGAGGCTTGGAAAGAACTTATGACAAAAATAAAAGGATTAGATGATGGAACCAATTAGATTTTATAGAAAATTAGATTTTAAATTGTGGTGTAAATATGAAAATAAACAATATTATATTGAAACAAATTATGTTAATTATAGTGATGAGGAAGCTTTAGTAGATGTAATATGGATTGATAGCAAAAAAAGACTTATTGATAAAAATGGAGATGATATTGTAGAACAGTTACTAAAAAAAGCTTTTGAAAACAGGATTTTTACAGATAAAATTCAAAAAACATTAGATGAAGTAGAAGAGCAAGTAAAGAAAATAATAGCCAAAAAGGATTAAGCTATAAGCAAATGAGAGGTTTGATCTGCCTCGTATTATCATTTATAAAATTATGATATTTAAGCTTTTTAATAGTTCTTTTAGTTTTTTGTCTAATTAATACTCTCTCAGCTTTGCAGGGAAAGTGTAATTCTTTATTATTCTTTAGTATTACATCTATAAAATTGACATTTAATAATATAATATAAAATATGATATCTAAAACCATGTATTTTCATACAAACATTATATCATAAAAAAAGTAAAGTAGCTCTTGCTTATAGAGATAAAGACTAGCTCTAGTAGATAATATTATAAATAACAAAGGTTAATATAACATATATCTACTAAGGGCTAGCACTTGTATATTACTAAGGACAATATACCACCCTCCTAGGAACATTAAAAGTATATCATAAAATTAGATATAATTATCTTTTTTTTATTCTACCTATCAAATTCTTAATCCAATCCCAAGCTTTTTTAATATAATCTCCATACCCCAATAGTGATACACCTGTGCCACATAAAACTGTTGCAAGTATGAATGCAGTTATTGTGTTAATAGGATAACTTGGTATAAATGTACCCCCATAGATGATAAGAGCAAAGGCTACTAATGATACTGCTCCAACAAACCTTTTAAATAGTCTTGATACTATAATCCCTAATACTGCTATAAAAAATAGCAATCCTCCTATTTCTGGAGTATTTCCATATATAGGCAAATATATACTACCAAATATTAAAAACAAACCCCCAGCCAGTCCTTTGATTATAATCTTAAACTTATCCAATTATTTTCCTTTTATTTCAAAATATAAAATAACAATATTGCTACTATTAAACTACTATGAAATATCAACATCGTTTTATTAAACATTATAAAAATACTTCTTTTACTTTTTATAGATGAAAGCTGATTTTGTGATTTTGCATTGTCTAAATCTCTTACCTTCCTCTCCACTGATAGTATAAAACTATCCAAATACCATAGAGCTACTAATGGAATTATAATTATATAACTATTTATTATAAACATACTTGCTATAAATATTAAAGTAGATATCATTTTAAATACCCAACTATTTATAGCCAATCTATGTATCAATATTTGTTTATCATTCATCTTGTCTAATCCTTTATTTCAAATGTTCTATAATTTTATTTATTATATAGACACTTAATCCACCTAATAATAGTGTCCATATTTTATCATAAACAAACTTTATCTTTATAAATATGAAATTCCAAAATTTAATAGATGATAAATATTTATCTATAAATTCTTCATATTTCATTTCTTTATATCTTTAATTGTTATACTTTTATCTTTAAGTTGTTCCCAAGTTTTAGCACCTCCATATAATGCTATATAAGCAAAACAACCCGAAATATAAAGATGTGTTAATCCATCATTTAGATTTAAATAGCTATATAAAATTAGCACTGCAAAAGATGATATCCAAGCCCACCAAAAACCTCCAGAGCGAGTATAAAAGATAAACTTTATTCCAAGTCCTGCTGACATTCTTGCGAGATCAGTATAGAGTTTAGTAGTAGTCTTGTGTTGCTCTGTATCTGCATTCATCATTGCTTTATACATATCAGTTTCGCTTTTATAGAATGCTTGTTGTATAACACCTTTTACATTCTGTATAGCAATCATAGTCTTATCTTCTGTAATTTGCTCTGTCTTAACTAATTTAATAGTTTCATTTTTAACCTGTTCTATCTTTTGTGATATAGGTACATCTTTTTGTCCCAATATATCTTTTATAGCATTTGTAAATATATCACTGACACTTCCTATTCCAAGAGCAGATTTTACAACATCGGTAACAACATTAACAGCAGTCTTTAATAAGTTCATATTATTACTTACCTTTTAAATTTTTATTACTTACCTTTTTTAGAATAAAAGCATTATGTATAGAGCATTCTAACATATTTATAAAAAACATTACTTACCTTTACTCATTTTATTACTTACCTTTTGCTAAATATAACTTTATCATATCATCAATTCTGTTTGGTGTTTGCGAATACCATTTGCTATTATCAATTTGTTTAACAACTTCTTTATCATCTCCTTTTTCCATTGCAGCTAACATTTTCTTAAAATGCAGTACTCCAGCATCGCCTAATTGATAAATCATCTCTGATAAAAATTCTTGATATCTAATATCCAAGTTATCAAAATTAGGATAGAAACCTTTGAAGTTTGCTACCATCTCATATAAATCATCTTCTAATAAAGTAGAGGCTTGGCTTTTAGTTATACCAGCATCAAGGTTAGTACCATATCCTATAGTCCAATATCCCTCAGTGCATTTATATATCTTTGCTCTAAAGCCCTCATGCTTTTTAATACTATCTATTATTTTCTTATCATTCATTTTATCTCCTATAACGGACTCACCGCCCCTGTTAATCTGATAATGTTCGTAATCTCAACCTCAAGGTTAGCATCAGTAGTTCTAGACATTATAAACACTCGCAGACCATTATCAATCGTACTTTGTGTCGTTTGTGTTGGTAGGGAAATTTTAACATTATCCTCATCGGTAGAACCTTGAGGTAAAGTTATAAGTCCTCTTTGTTCTACACCAGCCGATGTATCTCGTAATATAAAAAACAAACCTACCGCATTATTGGAGGCTTTGTTCCTATATGAGAATATTATTGTCCATGATTGAGGTTGTAATAACACAGGATTAACTACAAGCACATCATTACCAACATCTATTAAAGAAGTTATACTTTCTTTAGGAGCAGAAAAAGGATATTTCGTCCTTTCTAAATCCAAAACTCCCTGAGTTAAAGTAAAGTCGTAAGTTTGTCCTGCGGTAAATCCTGTGATTATTATACCTGTAAATGAAGCAAATAATGATCCTGCCTCTCCTGTAGTTCTATTTTCATCCACTACATTAAAAGCTATATTAGGTATAGGTTCTAAACTATTAAGTGTGCCTTTTGCATCAAGCACATCTTTATCGTTTTTAATACTTAAAGAAGCCAAACCGTTATATAACACATTAGGGTTTTCTATATCTATATCGTTTATTTTTATGATCCCATACTTGTTGGAAGCTACCAACCTCATAGTTTTCCCTATTGTTTGAGTAATAGGAATAGGTGATTTAGGTGAGATAATACTGTAATCTCTTTTGCCTGATGGTATAAATATTTCTAATGCTTTTTTATCACCTATGTTAAGAGGTAAAACTTTAGTAGATGACCCACTATAAGAGGTCATACCTGCTGAAAAGAATTCAAATACTCTATTAGTCCCACTTGATGTCCCTGATGAAATAACTACTCTGCTGTCAGTTATAGTGGAAGTTTGTTTGAAAGCTAATGGGATATTAGTATCTTTACCATTTACAAATACACCAGCAGTAGCTAATCCTTTCGGAATATCTATTGTTATTTCATTGTAGTTTAAAGCTGATACCCCATCAAAAGTAACAGTAGGTTCTCCCTCAGGTGTTATAGTCAATTCTCCATTAGAACCTATTCCGAAAAAGATTAAATACCGCCATTGCCCAGCCCAACCTAGCGGGTTATCTACGGTGTTTATAGAATAATAAAATACTCCTCCCAAATTTAATATTACAGATAAATCTACTGTGCTTAGAACATCCCCATTCCAATAAATATTATCTACTACTTCCTTAGTGACGGGACTATGGAGACCAGCTAAACCATTGGAAACATTATCATCTATTTTAAACATTCTTTTAGTAATTCCTCTAACAAGCCTATCTACTCTATATAAAGTAGCACCTCCTGATTGTGTTGCTATCCAATTACCTATTATGCCCGTAGTGCCGTATATTCTTGTTTCTGTAGAAGGGAATGTTATAATAGCTGTGTCATCAGCACCTGTATCTGATTTTATTGCTATATCAGTGTCTTCGGTACCTGACACATTATCGGTAATGTGCCTGCCATTTAAATAATTAATATCACTTTGTTTGGAGGTAGTTATTGTTTTAGGAAATTCTTCATTGTCGTAATATCCATAAATGGAAGCTATAACTCCATCATCTACTGATATTTTTATACTATCCCCATCGTTTGCTGACACTACCGCACTCTGTCGTGCTGTTTGATATGTGGTGCTATCAGTAATGTCGTGTAAAGCTAATGTAGGTTGTACATCAGTATACTCAGTATCATCAAGGACTTTACTTGAGCCATTGGAGATATTATCAGTAGTAATAGTTCCTGTAAGAGGTACTGTTGTTTTTGTGTATGTGTTATCAAATACTATATTACCTGACGGACTGATAGTCATTACTCCTACATCACCAGCACCAATAGACACTATTAGGTTTATATTATCATCTTTATTAATGCTCATCTTTCTAAAGCTCATTGCCTCAGTATCGTGAGTAATTTTGTAACTCCAATCTATAGTCGGAAAGGTTTCCAATATTCTTGCTATGAAACTATCTCCTGCAATAGAGCCAGATACAATAATGTCTCCTGATGAAAGCACTTCTAAATTATTAATGGTTGCTTCTATTTTCATTTGTTTTAAAATGGATGAACCATTTCGTGATATATTATATATTTTACAATTACTATCCTCATCATTAGCCCATATATAAGTACCATCAGCTGTTTTAGAATAACCCCAATGCAAAACATTATTGCTAGAGGTTAGTATTTTTTCTGAAAAGAATGTATTAGTGGAATAATCTATTATTAAAATACTAAAAGTTGTATCTGATACTTGAGAATATATGTATAAACCGTCTCCTAGAAAATCAACTCCTCTTACAAAATTAACAGGATATGGTGAGGTGATATAATTAATTTTTTTAGAAGTAATGATATCTTGGGTATCCTTATCTATTACATTGTAGAATAAGCCTGTATTAGCATCAATTGTTCCTGCTTGAAGTATTTTATTAGGTGTTAATATACTAAAAACATTTCCAATAGCAGGAAAATCAACAGCATTAGTATATTTAGTAGCTCTAGAATATACAAATATCTCTGAGGGTATATTATATTTAGTTATAATGGAGCTGGGTGTATGTGTAGCAGATTTATCAAATGAAGTAAAAATAATAGACTGCTCATCCTTATCATAAATCATATCTGTTGTTATATAGTCGGTATTTCCAGCAATATCATTAAATGATTTTTTATTTATAACAACACCTTTTTTATTAACCACTAAGGCAAAATTTAGATGAGTAAATGTTGGATTGCTTATTATAAATATAAGATTATCATCGGAGTCTCTTGTTATGCCTATATTTGATGCAGCCCAATCTAGTAAATCTAAGATAGAGTTGATTAAAGAATATCGCTCCAAATCTATTGTAGAGCCAAGAGATAAAGTAGCATTGTTTTTAAAGTTGAAAGTGGTGTTGTCATTCCATTGTTTAGTTGTAATAGTGGTGTCGGTGGTAACTTCGTAATTTTGGTGTTTATATGCTATTAAATTAGCTTTATTTATTAAATCTCCGCTTTGCTTATTGTCTAAATCTTGTGTTCTATCATCAATTATTAAAGTGCCATTATAATAAAAATTTACTACATCGGTATACTTATTGATAGTTGTTCCACTATTGTCGGTTACGATATTAATCCAATCAAAAGGCTTTGTGCCTTGTCTCATAATTCTAACTTCTCTATTTGTAAGTAAATTTGTAATAAGAGGCATTTTAATAGTGCAATGAGTGGGAACATTTACTACAAATATGGTCTGGCTATTAAATTCATCTTCTGTAATTGTATGAGTGCTTGATGTGATATTTACAAGTGGCCTGACAGAATAAGTGAATGGTTGAGTTTTGAACCATTTTGTAGGAGTAGATGATGGAGTATTGCCTGAGTTGTTTGTTTCTTTAGAGATATAAACATTATCACCTTCTGCTACGGTGGCATACTTTTCATAAGTTATACTTGCATTATACTCATAATAGGTATTTTCTTTAACAAATTTATTGGTTATCCCTGTTTCATAATATATAAAGTTAACATTTTTAGAAAAAGGCTTTAAATATTGATCGCTAACACCTCCCTCTTCGTATCCATCTAATAACAACTCATCTATTGGAATTACTCTATTACCAGCATTTAAACAAAATAAAGTCAGTGGAGGATTTATTCTTGCCATTCTTTTATCCTTTCCTTAAGAGATTTTTTAAATACTCTTATCCTTAAATCTAAACTATTAAGAATATCTCTTAATCCTCTATAATCTATCATCCCTCTATGTCTTAAAAATTCCTTTCCATTATATAAAAATATTATTGTAGGTATACTTTTAACTCTTAATTCCATATATAAGTCTTGATTATTTTTAGTCTCTATTTCAAAAAATCTTATCTTCTCTGGCGACTCTTTTGAAATTCTACTTGCTATGGAATGTACTGTATTTGCTTTTTCATTCCATCTCGCCCAAGCTAATATTCCTACTGTTCCCTCTTTTAATAATTTAATATTATTTTTATTTAATTTTTCCATTTTTTTAATCTTTGTTTATTATCTTGTAATCTTTGTTTAATATCTTTACCACTATAATCTTGCATTACATGCTCTTTTATATATTCTTCTCTTTTTACTTTAGACTCTGGATACTTACTATAAGCAATCGCCATTCCCTGCTCTTTTGCTTTATTTTCACTCTTATATACTTTTCCTTGATCTCCGAATTTATATCCGCCTTTTACTTTTTCTATTGGCATTTTGTCTCCTTATGAAATCTTAGCAAGGTCTCTCATATCTGTAAGCATATAGCAACCATTTCTAATGCTATCATCTGAAGCTGTTAAATCTACATAGGAACTAGTTATATGATAGGTATAATTTCTTTGTGAACCTATATCTCTACTAGCCCAAGTCACTACTGTATTTCCCTCCTGAAATCCAGACCCATGTAATCTAGTTGCTCTACCTTGAGAAGTAATACTTGTAACCCTTAAAACACTATGTGGGTTATTTATAATTTTAAGTATTCCACCATTTTCAAAAATACCCATACAACTATAAGAAAATCTATATGCTTCATCTTCTACTTTATGAGAGCTCCATCCTGAAGTAGTAGATACTACACTATCATTTATTAATGCAGTTATTTTATTATTTATTTTATATGAGCTCCAAGCTCTATCAGTAGTAGTTGTATTATCTTTTATCAAACTTAAAAGTACATCCTCCCAATAATTAGGATTAGCAGATGGCTCTTTATCTTGATTATCAGCGAAAGCTTTATATTCTCTAAAATCAACAGGGCTTATAGTTCTATCATTTTCAAAATATAATATATCATCTTCCCATACTGATCTTCCAGTTCTTTTTAAATAGTTGAGGTAAGAATAAAATTGGTTCATCATAAAATTAACATTTTTAGCAAGAGGTATAGCATTTGTAGATGTGTATCCAAAATCAATGAGTGATTGATCTGGTGCTACATTCTCTCCTGATATAGATAATCCCTCTAACAATGGTGGGTTTGGCATGTTATATCCTTATTCTGTACTTCTATATGGAATATCTCTATCATAAGCAGATCCTAATAATAATAATTCATTTGATGAATAAGTAAATACTATTTTCTCAAATACATAAGTAAATCTTATGCCTAATGGTTCTATTATATTTGATAAACTTTTTATTAAATTATCCTGCACTGTGTTGGGATTTCCACCTACAGTTATAATAGCAGCTGCTAGTTCAGCTGGATTATCTTGTATTACTATTGGATAATCAAAAATAATCTTAAATAATTTTAAATAATTATCTTCAGTTCCTTTAAATGTATTTAACATAGCAAATACATATAAAAAAGTCCTATATTCAACATCTGTTAATTTTCTAACATTAATATCTTCATCAAATAAATATGGAGCATAATCTTCTTGTCCAGTAACATAATATGGTTTTCCCTCTACTGCACCTACCTTATATTCCATAAAATCACCCTCAATAGCTTTTATAGTAGGTCTTGGAAATCCTAGAAAGATACCTATTTCATCTAAGGCATCACCAGATGAGTCTGCTATTGATTTTAATTTTTCAATTACATATAAAGCAGTTTGAATATCATTAAAGAATTTAACTCTAAGATTAAGTATTTTTTTGATATTATCTCCCTCTCGGAATTTATAACTTAATTTAGTATATGCCAACTCCTCTAAATTTTCATATATCATTATTAACTTTCCTCCACTGCAGGGTCTTGAGGTATTACTTCTATTGAGGTTAAATTTGTAATAGCTATATTTTTAAAATTTATAGGGATATTATCGCTACTAGTAGGAGGGTCAGATAATCCTATCAAAATATCTGCTTTAGTGATACCTTTAATAGGCTTTAAATTATTATTATAATCATTAAAAATAGGTAAATTTATTTTATCAGTAATTACATCATTGCCTATATTTTGTTCTCCATCAAAATATGTTAAGATGCTATTTTGTATTATCTGCTGGTTATCATCAATCCACTCAGCTCCTTTTATAATGGTAACTTTTATAAAAATTAAAGTTTCACCAGCATAATTAAAATATACAGCTTTTGAAGTATTATTTTCTAAGACTATTATAGTAAATTCCTCATCACCTATGTTAGGTATACCTGGTGGCTTCGCATCATAAACAGCATAAGCTATGTCTTGAGCTATTCCTCCATATAAGACAGCAGAATAACTTTTTGGGGGCAACCCATGTATATCTATCTCCATTGTTTTGTTTTCATATACTTTTGCATTTTTAACACCATTTAATGTTCTTAAAACTACTTCTAGAGATACAGCTAAATTGATACTCCTTACAGATGATATAGCCTCACTTCTAACTCTAAGAGTATTATCACTCTCTGTTAAAAAACCTAAAATAGCTGATGAATGATTGGTAACTATTATGCTCTCCCAACCAGCAGGAGGGTCTACAATAATTATAAGTGTATTTGGCAATGCTTCTATTGCTCCTATATCAACACTTGAAGCTTGGACTTGGGCTGTAAATTCATCATCTAATGATACATCATAATTGGTCTGGAATTGTTCTTGTGTATCTTTATTTTCTACCAGAGTCCCCATTGGTATTAAAAATCCCTCAGTGTCTCCTGTAAATGTTAATATAACAGTAGATGGTTGGTCTATCTTTCTAATTAATCCTTTTAATAGGGATATATTGTCTAAATTAATATCAACAGCACCAGAGATTGTATTTTGAATAACAACATCTAATAGGATTTGTTGAAATTGTAAAATTATATCCGATTGTATTTTATTTAACTCATCTAGTACACCGCTGGAGTTTTTATTTAATCTTCCAAATGCATCTTGGACAGTTTTATCTATCTGATCAAATATATCTTTAAAAAAATCTGTATTAATACCTCTGCCATCTATTTTAGTCATTTTATATCTCAATTGAAAATGGTGGAACTTCAACTACAGTTCCAAATGTTGATAATACACTAAAACTAATTGTTATTGTCTTATTACTTACATTATATTTTAATTCTTTGAAGTCTGAAAATTCTGCTATCTCATCTAATCCATTGTATATAAAAGAATTTAAATAGAATATATTTATATCTTGTTCCGAAACACTAATTAGTTTATCATAATCCATCCCTGAGTTAATATTGTATTTATATTCACCTATTTTTGTATTAACTACATTAAATACAGCTTGGTGAAATGATTTTAATCCATCTATAATAATAAATTCATCATCTATATCAAACCTTCCATTTGATATAGTTTTTAATTTTAAATCAACAGGCATTATTTAAATCCCTTTAAAAGATTATTAAATTTTTCAATATTAATTTGGGCTTGATTATAAGTTGTTCGCCCTTGTATTACACTACCAACTTGAGTAGTAAAAGATGTATTTAATTCTCTAACTACATTAAATAAATTATCATTTATTTTAGTCAATAAATCTATTATCTCATCATTTTTATTATTTTTAATTTTAATTTTATCTGAGTTGATAACAAGATAATCCGATTCTACTTTCTCAATAGCATTATCTTTATTTCTAAATCCATAAAGAGCTAAACAATTATTTATACTAAATGTTCCCTCTTGATTGATTTGTTCTTTATCATTTGTATTAAAGATTTCTTTACTTTCTTTTGTAAAAATAATTAAAACAAAATCACCTAAAGATGGTGGAGTAGTGATATATCTATCTTTACTTCCTTGATAAAAGATA